GCGGCATCACAGATGGGAGCAGCTTTAGTTAAGAATACAGGTGTTCCAAGTGTTGTTATATCTCCAAAAAATGATCTATCTATGACAAGTGATGAGGCAGAGAATATAGCAGAAGTATTCGGAAGAAGATTTGGAGGAGAGAATAGAGGTAGGCCGCTTGTGATCTCAGGTGGAGAAGTTGATATACAAACTCTTTCTTTTAGTCCAAAAGATCTAGAAATAGGAAAACTTAGATATATAAATGAAGAAAGAATATCTGCTGTACTAGGTGTACCTGCAATATTAGCTGGACTAGGATCAGGACTAGAGAGAGCAACTTACAGTAATGTAAGAGAACTAAGAGAGTTCTTTACAGAACAAAAATTAATACCTACTTGGAATCACTTCGCTAATGAATTTACAAAACAATTATTATTACAAGATTATGAATCTGATCCTAAGTATTGTTTTAAATACGATCTAGCAGATGTAAGAGCTTTAAGTCAGGATGAAGACGCTACAATGAATAGGATTACACAGGGATTTAATGCGGGTTTTGTAACTGTTAATGAGGCAAGATCTGCAACACAATTACCTCCACTTGATAATGGAGATTATTTTATAAGAAACATGATGGTAGCAGAAGTACCAACAGAAGACAGCCAAGAAGTAACAATGTATCAAGCTGATACAAATATAGAAGTAGAAGAAAAAGCAGTCAGTAAAAGAATAGAAAACATTTTAAGAGATAAGGTTTCAGAACATAACGAAAAAGATCCTAAGTACAGAGCTACTTATTCTATGTTAAGACAAGTTTTTGAAAGAGGAGTAGGAGCTTATAACACTAATCCAGAGTCAGTAAGGCCTAATGTTACTTCTTCTGATCAATGGGCATTAGCCCGCGTTAATACTTTCTTAGGTGCACTTAGAACAGGTAGATTTAGAAATAGAGCCTTTGATACAGATTTACTACCAGAAAACCATCCTAAATCTACAAAGAAGAATATTGAAGAAGATATAGAAATTAAAGTAGAAAAAGTTCCTAGTTACATACAAAAGAACGCAAAAAGAGGATTAGATCTTCTTGAATACGCTGGAGATGGTCTTACAGACAAAACAAAGAGAGAAGCTAGAGAGATGGCTAGTGGAAAGATTTCAGATTCTAAAGTAGTTAGGATGGCCGCATGGTTTTCAAGACATGAGGGAGATCTAGACTCAGAGAAAGCGGATGACTACTTAGAGGGTAGATCAGATAAGCCTACAGCAGGCCAAGTAGCTTGGTTATTGTGGGGAGGAGATATATCTAAATCTAATAAGATGAGGGCATATAATTGGGCAAATAAAGAAGCTGAAAAAGTTAAAGAAGAAAAATCAGTAGAGTTTGATCTGTATGGATGGGAGGAGCCAACAACTAAGTTTCTTGGACTTCCAACAGTAAAACATTATAAATCTGAACAAGATAAGAAAGAACTTTGGAAAGCTATTAATAATTTAGAAAATGTTTGGATGGATTATATGAGTAATGTCTATGGTAAAGAGTTAAACAGACAGAGAAGAGGACTATCTAAAGTTGCTAGAGGATCTATAGACTTACAAACACTTCAAACTAATGTAGATATATTTTTAGATAATTCAAAGTTTGATAAAGAATTACTACCTCTTTTTTATAGTATTGGAGATGATTTTACTGTAAGGACTTACGATAACTTATTTCCAGCAGATAATAATTTTAAACAGGCTGATCCTGTTGATCTAGATGTAACAATAGATCCAGAAGAAACAGTAAGAACAGTATTTACTACAGTAGCAGCTTTACTTCCAGAGGGTAGATCAATTAAGAAAGTTGTTGAAAATGGTTTTTATAGAGGTCAAAGAGAAGTGCCTATAGCAGCTAGATCTTTATTTGAGGATGGACAAGCAGCAGGTTTTATACAGGAAAACGCTAAAAAAGTTATGAACGATCTAAACAATACTACTAAAAAAAGAATTGCAACAATAATAGAAAAAACTATAAAAGAGTTTGAAGAACTAGGAATAGTAAATCCAATAGCTAATACTCCTAATGGAGATAAGTTCTTTAATCAATTAGCTAAGGATATTAATACTGTTTTAGGTGGTCAGAACTTAGGAAGAGCTAAAACAATAGCTAGAACTGAAGTAGGTAAGGTTAGTTCTTGGAGTCAAGAAAGAGCAGCTAAATCCACAGGAAAGACACTTGAAAAAGAGTGGGTAAGTAACAGGGATGGTATTGTCAGAGAATCACATTTTGAACTAGACAATCAAAGAGTTCCTCTGAATAGTTTTTATCTGTATAATGGAATTAAGTTAGACAGGCCAAGAGATCCTAACGCACCGATAGGATTAATTGCAAACTGTAGATGTAGTGAAACTTATATAGAGGTAATAGATGAGTGAAATAAAAAGGCCAGAAGATCTTAGTTTTAAAAATGCTCCAATAGAGTTAAAAGAAGAGGGAGGCAAAAGATATCTAGAAGCTGTATTTTCTTTGTTTGATACTATTGACTCCGATCAAGATGTAACTAAACAGGGAGCATTACGATCTGGATATACAGGTAATAAAGTTCCTCTAGTCTGGAATCATGATTGGTCTAAGGTTATTGGAAGAGGAATTATTGAAACAGATAATCAAAAAGCAGTATTTAAAGGTTACTTCTTAGATACTGAGGCTGGCAAAGAGGCTTACGAAACAGTAAAAGCCATGTCAGATATGCAACAGTTTTCTTATGGATTCCAAGTCATGAAATCTAGTAAGGGATCACATATTGACTCTAAAGGAGAGGAAGTTCCTGTAAGAGTATTGGAAGATGTAAAAGTTTGGGAGGTTTCTCCTGTGTTAGTGGGAGCACAACAGAACTCTTTCGTTCAAGCATTAAAATCTGGATTAGTAGATAAAGAAGATCCAGAAGATCATGTAGATGATCACGATACAGAATTTGAAGAAGTAAAAGCACAAGTAGGACAAGATGAATACACTACACAACAAGAGGCAGCAGAAAGAGCTAAAGAGATTGGTTGTGAGGGTACTCATACACATGAGAAAGATGATGGATCACTAATCTATATGCCATGTGCTACTCATAATGAATATGTAAATCAGAAAGAAAAAGCTTACAGTAAGAAAAAATGCACATATAGTAAAGATGGAAAATGTGCAAAAGACATGAACAAAGATTTAGAGGTTTCAAGTAATAGCGATTCAAGAATCGGTAAATCATCCCAACAGGGTATGAGGCTTGGAGATCATGCTATATCTTCTCTTGAGGAGATTAAGGCATTTACAGAGAGAATAGAAGATCTTGCTCTTCTAAGAAACTCTGAGAAAAAAACATTAAGCTCAAAATCCACAGAGCTTATATCTAAATATCTAGAGGGTATTAACGCAACTTATAATAGGTTGGATGATGTACTTAATGGATATGGATATGATCCTGTTAAGGATAATGAGTTATTTATAGAAGTTCAAAAGAACTTAGCAAAATAATAAGGAGAAAGATGAGTACATTAAGAGAACTCAGAGCCGAAAAAGCTCAAAAATCCGAAGACTTGGCTAATGTTTTTGATTCTGTAAAAGATATGTCTGAACTTTCTTCCGATCAAAAGGAAGAAATTAAAAAGAGAAATGATGAGTTAGCAGATCTCGGCCACAAGATCAATGAATTACAAGATCTAGAGGAAATGAAATCAGCTAACAAAGAAGAAATAGACTCTTCTAAAAAAGTTTCTGGAGTACCTGTTTATGGCGAGCCAGAACAAGAAGAGCCAAAATCTCTTGGACAACAATTCTTAGATTCAAAAGCTTATTCCAACTTCGTTGATCATGGTATTAAAAATGTACCTTTCGAAGCTAAAACTACTGTTACAACATCAGTATGGACTAGAGATACAATCTATCAGCAAGTAATACCTGCTATAGAGCCAAATCCTAATCCAGCTTTAGACTTGGTAGATTCAATTAATACAGATCAAACAACTTACTATTTTCTACAAGAATCAAGCACTAACAATGCAGCAGAAAAAGCAGAAGGAGCAGCAGCTCCAGAAGATGCGTTTTCTTATTCTGCAGTTACTGCACCTGTTCGTAAATTCATTACAACTCTACCAATAACAGCAGAGTTGTTAGAAGATCAAGCAGGAGCTAGAGCTTATTTTGATGGAAGATTAGCAAACCATGTAATGCAAAGACTAGAAAAACAATTTCTAGTTGGTGGCGGTGTAGCACCTGATGTAAAAGGTCTTACACAACAAACAGGAATCAATACAATCACATATACAGCTGGAGCATTTCCTGCTACTGCTGGTGGTAAATTGAGAACTATTTTAGATGGTATCAAAGATATTGAAGTCAATGGCAAGTTAGCCCCAGACGCAGTATTAATGAGCCCTGCTGCTTATAACGCATTAGTAGGTCAGGTAGATGGAAACAACAACTTCATGCTAGGACAATCAGCATTCGCTGGATCTCCTACAATTTGGGGATTACCTGTTGTTAAATCTTCACAGATCGGTGGAGCAGTTTCAACTACTATTGATGTAGTAGTAGGTAAGTTCGGTGGTGGTCTTGCCGCTAATCATGTTTTCAGAAGAGGAATGGAATTACAAATTTCAGACTCAGCTGCAGATGGCGATTTCGGTAAAGATATTCTAACTGTTAAAGCATCTCTAAGATATGCAT